GATGAACTTATCTATGTTCTCAATCTTTTGCCTGTATTTCTTCAATTTCTTGATTCTCCCGAGTGTCAACAATCATATAAGTTGTGCCTTCTTCGATCTCTCTATAGACTTTCAATATTTCTCTTATCTTAAAAAGTCTGTTCGAAATATCCTTAATTGTATTTCTTACTGTTTGATCATTGTAACCATCTTCAAGATCAGACAAAGCAGAATCTAAATTCATATCAGCCGAATAGTCTATCTGATACTTTGTTCCATCCTTATCAATGTTTACTTCATAGGGTGGAAAAAGTATGTTAGCTATTTCATCTATTTTTTGATTTGAAGGAGTCGATATTTTGGATTTGAAAATTTTAAACATAACGAAAACACCACACTGTTATTTTTTCTTGCGCCCAATATTATATTTTGCTTCTAAGGTCCAACTATCTTTATCTTTATGTGGGATAATCTTAACCTGACTCATAGGAGCTTTTGGATCTTTTATTCTTTCATTTTCAACAACCTTGATCAAATTCCAGTCTTCTAATAACTGAATGATTGTATTACGACGACCTTTGTCTTCGCCAGTAAAATCAGAAGGTTTACCATCTAAGGCGAAAAGTTCTTTGAAATGAACAATATAATACTTACCTTGTTTATGTAAAATATGGCAAGACTGATAAAGCTTCTTATCCTTACGAGATGCAACACCGATACGAGTTAGAGTTTCTTTGATCTTTAGAAAGTCTTCCTCTTCAGCGATTCTCACCTCAATTAGCGAATCTACTATAGTCATTATTACCCACCTTTTTCTTGTCTTTTTTTAATAATATCGATCTGTTCCTTTGTAAGGATAGAAAGAGCTTCTTTAGCTCTATTCGAATTATATTTATAATGACTAGAAATTAAGGCGATAAGCTTCTGTTCGCTCTCAGCTTCCTTCTCGCGCTTCTTATCTTCTTCGGTTTTCTTCTTTCCATATCGTTTTTGTTTACGAACTTTATAGAAAAGATAATGATAATGAAGTTTATCGGGAAGCTGATAATTCATATTCATTTCATTTGCAAACGCTATCGTATCAGTGTGATTAGATAGGCTGAGATTGGTCCTCCATTTGTCATATTTGAATTCAAGAGGCTGGTCTAAATCAATAAGCTTTGTTTCGCTATTGATGTTGTTCTCATAACGCCAGTCATAAACTGGCTTTTTGATTTCTTCTTGCTTTTCCTCTTGTCTCGGTTTTAGAGTTACATCTAAAAATTTCATAACAATTCAATCGTCAAAATTACTTCAACAACAAAAGCAGCAAAGTTGATCTCAGGATTTGCAGAGAATGCATTTTGATATTGATATCTAGCAATCAGAAGAACTAACTGCGGAACGCTTTCCTTTGAACAAAATTCAGACATCGTTTCATAGAACTGATTATAAAGAACATTAACATCAGTATCGATATTATTTTTTACCCACTTACGGACTTCGGTGAAGTTTTTATCCTTCATCAACGATAGGAGTTCTTTGATCGAAGTTTCCTGCATATTGGCAAGAATACCTGTATCAATAGCACCAGTTGCTGAATAGCGCTGAAGCTCATTGAGAACACGACGCCAATCTGGGAAGTGTTTTTGAATTACTTCAGCAACAACTGCCTTATCATACTTTACATTTTCAGCTTCTAAAATTCCTTGCGTACGTTTAAAGAATTGTCCTGCAAGTCGAGCCATATCCTTCTTGGAAATTTTGAATTCGATAACGGAGCACCGAGAGTGAAGAGGCTCGATGATTCTGTTTTTGAAGTTACAGGTAAGTATAAAGCCGCAGTTTCCTGAAAATTCTTCCATGAAATTTCGTAAGGCAGGCTGCGTGGAGTTTGCGTTGAGATAATCTGCTTCGTCGAGAATGACATATTTTCGCCCTCCAGTAAAAGATACTGAGGATGCAAAGTTAAGGATTTCGTTTCGGAGGGTGTCGATGTTTCCATTCATAGATCCATTAATTACGATATAATCGCATTCGAGCTGTTCAAGCATAGCACGAGCAACTGTTGTTTTACCAACACCAGCAGTACCAGATAGAATCAAATTAGGGATATTTTTTTGATCAACAAACTGTTGAAATGTAGATTTCAATTCAACAGGAAGGATAGTATCTTCGATAGTTTTTGGGCGATACTTTTCTACCCAGAGAAATTCTTCAATCACTTTTTTACCTCATCATCAATAAATTTTTCAATAGTTGCTGGTGGATTTTGTAATTCATAATCACTTTTCCATCCAAGCCCCTTTCTCTGATTTCTCACCTTTTCGTCCCAAATTTTTTTGTTTATATGTCTAAAACTTTTTTGATCTAAAAGTTTTGGATCAATATCTTGATGATATTTCTTAACATAAAATTCATCACACTTAAGCAATTTACCTGTTTCTTTACAAAAGACATAAGTTGGTTGATTATCTGGTTTATCTATCCCTAGTAATTCGGTTAAACCATTTACTATGGGTGCATATGATTTAACCATTCTTGTAAAACGAACCGTGTATTCTGTTCTTTCTACCATTATAATCTCCATAATATAAAAGTGGGGATAAGTTTATTATAGCTTATCCCCATCAAAAGGTCAACTTAAAAAGTTGAACTAGTCTCAACTGCAATCCAATACTCTACTTCATTGTTGGATTGCCCCCAATGAGAAATTCCCTTAGAGCTAATCTTAACTTCGTAGTTATCAGACATAAGCTTGATGATATTATCGAGCTTAAAGATAGCACGGAATGTTTTATCTGTAGTACCAAGCTTGATATTGAAAATATCACCATTTGGGTTCTTAACATCAAGAGCCTGAATAGAAATATCGGTACCATCACCAACGATTGCAATTTCTGGCATACTCAGAGCACCACAAGCTCTGATGATTTCCTTCAAAACAGTATCGCTGATATTCATAGAGATATCAACAGAAGGCAACTTCAATTCTTTCTCTGGCGGAGTTTTAATTGTTGATTCGTCCGAATAGGTATAATTAAGGCTAACACCATTTGTACCAACAACCTTAACAAAGTTGTCCTTGAAATCTAGATCAGGTTCGTTGATAAGAGACATTGAACCGAGGAATCTAGAAAGATCATAGATAGCGAAACGCTTTGTAAAGTTCGTATCTACTTTCGCCTTTGCGAGAACTGTTTTTGTTGGTGAAATAGTACTGACAACACTACCTTCCTTAAAGAGGATAGAAGGATTAATTGTGGAAAAGTTCTTCAGTACATTCAAAGTTTTTGCTTCAAGTTTCATAATATTACTCCATTGCTAAATTATATTCAATCACTTACGCTTACCAAGTTGACCTGGATCTGCGGTTGCAGATGCACCAATAGATGCTAGGTCAGCCAAAGACCCACCAAAGATATAGCTACCAACATGTTGTAACTTCATCCAAGGACAGAACCATGTACGCAGTTCTGCTTCTTGTGCCTTCTGGCAGAACCAATAATCTTCTGACAAGTAACGCTTAGATTTGGGATCTACTTCTGCTTGGAAGTACATCAAAATTTCACGAGAGCCATCGAATGCAGCAGTACGAACATGATCTGGTTTATAATTATATTCAGGATACTTGTCTTTAAACTTAGTCATAGCTTCCTTAGTAACCATCATAAATCCAGTTCCAATTTCAAGAACTTCACAAGGTTCACTAATTTGAATGGTCTGAGTTCCACCCTTCGGATTAAAGACATAATCACCAACAAATTTCTCGAGAACATTAGGGTCTTGATCGGCGACACCCTTATCAACTGCAACCTTAATCTTTTCCCAGCTAATGCACTTCTTAGGATAAGGACCGCCAATAATGTCATATTTTTCTGGTTCATTCGCCTGAAGCGCCATCAAAGCAATAACATCTTTTGGATCAAAACCAATATCTGAGTCAATAAACATAAGATGTTGGGCTTCAGATCTCATAAACTCGTCGGCACAATAATTTCTTGCACGAGTAATCAAAGACTCGTTGAACAAAAAATAGAACTGAAGGGGAATCCCATACTGAGTACAAAGAGCAGACAAGTCAGCACAAGACTTAGTAAACATACCAGCACATTGCCCACCATACATCGGTGTAGCAACAAAAAGCTTTCGTTTCTTCAATTCATCAATAGGTATTTTGATTTCCATTATTTACCATCCTTATAATGATCGTTATACAAACACATAATTGTGTAATGCAAGACCTTCATCAAGTCATCTTTATTATTGCCGTTCTTCTTCCCATATCTCCAAAGATATTTGAGAGCTGTGTTACGAAAAGTAGGAGTAGCATCATCAAGAGCAATCCAAGCATCGAAGCACTGGACATTATTCTCTGTTTGATAGTGTTGACCATACGTCTTATCTATATAGGTATGAAAATCATAGATAATCCGATCTTCAGCATATTTATACTCAATATTTTGAGAATGCATTCCCTGTGAAATTAAAACAGATGGTGTTTCTTGAACATAACTAGTACCGTAGTTTGGAAAAGTTGCATTAACAATCGTTGACCCATTCATATTATCCTCCATTATCTATTTCTCCAAGTGTTAATATCATTCATTATATTGTCTATAACTTGACCTTGTTCGTCTAAGTTATTATTTGGGCATTTTTCGATATTAAACATCAATACAAAATTTGTAAGAATGTTTGATATTTTACTTTCACGTCCAGCAAGCCAAGTTTCATTTTGGTTGCTACCACGTTCTTTGTATCTTTCTTTTCTAGTATCTTGATTCGTTTCCAAATAAATTATCTTTGTGTCATATTTTTCCACACAATTTTCGAGGAAAGAAGATGTGAAAAGTCTATCTCCCTCGTATAACACCAAAGAATTTTCTGGAAGAGTTTTCAAAAACTTAATAGCTTCTGGTTGTACTGCCATACTCATACGATCAGTGCCTGCGAAAACTTCGCCCTTCTCATATTTACCAAGTATATAGATATTTTCATACTGAAGATAAGGTACTAATTTGAAGCTTTCATATTTAGGTTGGAAATCTAATTGATCTATAATTTTCCACATTAGAGTAGTTTTACCACATCCTGGCTCACCACCAATCGCAATAATTTTCATAATTTACTCCATAAATTCCATAATACCTTTCGGCTTATTAAAATCATTTTCAAAACAATCCCACTCTTTATCCATCATAATAACTTGACCTGTAGTTAAATAATGATTTTGTTTTTCTTTAGAAAGACCTGGATCGTCTAGGTTATTTTCAAGTCTCAAATGAACTGGCAAACACTCTTCTCGCATTTTCCAAAACAGATCAAATTGATTACCCCACTCAGACTCTGCGTATCTTATACGGTCATGGAACATATCCATATAAACATTAGGATAGCGGCGATTAGGTCTATGCCAAGATTTATAACAACAGAAAGTAGATTCAAATGTAAAGAAACTTACATCTTCATGATTAATACGTGCCTTAGCTTCTTCAAAAAGAATATTTGCTTCCTGCTCTAGCCATTTAATAGTTTCTGCTTTATATTTTAAATCTTGTTTCCACCAATCTAAGTCGTCTCTACCTAATACTTTACAGAGACCGTTTCTATGACTACGAGATCCATCAATATCATTTAAAAAAAGATTATTACAATCTATATGACGTCCTTGAATTCGAAGATATTCAAGATATGAAAAAGCAGAAAGACGACCAAAACTAAGAAAATTGCTTCTTACATAATCCCAAGTTTTCTCGAAATTCTTATACTTATCTCCTGTATTTTGTAACTCATCAAATAAAGAAACTTGAGAACCAAATTTATCAACTTGATCTTTATATGACTTTACGCATGCAGGAAATCCAGTTTTACCAATCTTAAAATATTTACGATCAGAGTCCCATCCAGAGCCAGCTTTAAACTTCTGATGATTATCGTTCCACCAAGAATCTAGTTTATCAATATCTAAATTTTTGATTGAAGGAAACTTATGAAAGATCATATTAGTTGTTACAATATTTTGAGAACAACCATTAATGAATGCAAGCCAAAGTTTCTGCTCTTCATCCATACCGAAATATTTCGCCAACCAAGGCATAGCGAAATAAACAGCTCCTGGATGAGACTTATATTTTAAATGATATTCATAAAAGCGAAGAAATACTTCTCGACGATAAATCGGAAGTCGAAAGTCCATTCCCTTCTTCAAATCTTTAATTTCGGGTTGTAGCGTAAGTTCCGACCAGCGACCTAGAATTTGTTCAGAAGAAGTTGTCAAGAGTATTTTTTTCCTCGTTCAAAAAATAAAAACCATCCGAATAATCATTTAGAGGAAACTCTTTCATGATAGTTTCTGTTTTATATGGGACCGCAGCAAAGTAAACAGCATTCTTTCCTCTGAATGCAGCTTTAATTATATTATAACCTAATTCTCTAAAAAGCCAAGCAGAATATGCATTAACATAGTCATACTTATCATTAATTTCTGCAGAGAGAATTTCGCCGTATCTTTTACCATGAATAGACATAGGATAAGTTACAGAGGTATCGGTCCAGACAACTAATTTAGGATTTGATTCAAACATTTTTTTGAATTCTTTTTCCCACTTAGTTGTTATTTGAAGAATACTCGAGTTTGGTAAATCAAGAAATTTCAAATCGCTATTATTATCTTCTGATAAAATTTTTCTAGCATCTCCTCGGTAAACAGTTAATGGATAATCCCATTTATTGTTAGACAGATGATCTGCGCAATCGTTATCAAGCTCATTTACAATATGAGACGAGATTTTAAATAATTTTTGTATAATAAGTGTTTGAACCCCAACACCTGCCATATATTCTATGACAGAATAATTTTGATTAATATCAATTACATTTTCCAACAGCCACTTTGTAGCCCAGCATTTAGCAGAAACTAAATCCTGATGATCAGCAGCATAATGTAGATAAGAACGGTTATGGAGACTTACGTCATCTTCGCTCTTAAGCTGATCAAACGTAAGCTCCCATTCATTACAAATTTTAGCAATTTTCAAGCAAAGAAACCTTCCAAGCTAGAGGCAGTTTCAATCGCATATGGGTCTTCGATATTATACGCTTTCATATAATCATACCATTCCTGTTCATGCCACATATCAGGATTAACACCATTCCAAAGTGGACGCCAGTATTTGTGTTCTTTATTCAAACGTCTTTCATCAATATAACGCTTGCGCAACTGCTCATAATCCCATGACTTAAGATCAACCATCTTTTCACGGAAGTAAGCAACGATAGTCATACGATCATTGTTGTCGCCAATAAGTTCATCATTAGCATGAATACCACCATGATTGTTAACAAGCAACATATCTCCTGGCTCAAGCTTTACAGCAATACGAAACTCAGGAAGAATAAATTCAGCACCTTCCCATCCTTTGCCAAGAGCACAGATGTTAGAAAATCCTTCATGAAGATCACCAGCATCTCGGTGACAAGCAGTACGCCAGTTATGATTGACAGTAAGTGTAGTGAATACTGTTCCGTCAATCAAGAATCGAGTATCTAATTTATCAGCTTCGCGACGTTGATTATTCCAACGAACAGGAAGAAGTTCCTTGAACTGACTATTCAACTTATTTAAAAAGGGAAACGATTCAGCAAAAGCTTCTGGATTTTTTTCCGTATAAGAAGTTGCGCGACCATAAGGAATACGCGGATAGCGATCAAAGTAACCAGCAATACCAGACATAACTGACTGCGCATAATTTGTTTCTGAAATATAATTATTAATTACATATTGTGCTTCTTCAATCTGCTCTTGGCGAGACATATTATGAAGACCATTAACCCACTTATCAAACCAACCATGATACTCAGGGTACTTCTTGGTTACTTCTGAACGCAACCAAACCTGACCACGTGTTTCTTCCTTAGAATTATTCTTATGACTAGCACGAATTGTTTCAATAGTAGTACCATCATCAAATGAGTTGATTGGTCTTGCTAGGAATGAAAGAATTTCAAGATGTTCGGCAGTAACCCAATCGCGATTACCACGGTTTTCCTGACCAAGCTGATCTCCTCTAGGACCAGCTGCTAAACCACGATTCTGGGATTCAGTTGCTGCTGCTCTCAAACCATGATAACAACGACGACGTTCTTCATCAGTAAATACACCTTTACGAAATTTGAAGATAATATTTTCTTCTGACTTTAGATTAGGATCAATAGGATCCTCTGCATACAGATCACAATCATCAGTAATAATACGATCAGTATATTCTGCACAGGTAATGAATGTACCTAAAGTTTCTTCTGAATCTATCTTTTTTCTAACTAATACTTCTACCATCTTTGCCTCCAATAATATATTTGTATACTTTTATGTATACGAAATCACAGCGTCAATTGGGCAATCTTACAAAGATATTCGTCGTGTGACTTTTTTAATACGCCTTCAATATCAGGTGGCGTCCATCCTTCTGGCTTTTGAACCTTACCATCTTCACGACGAAGAACCTTACCATCAACAAGCTTTGCCATATTTGAACGATGAACTTCTTCAAATACTTTATCAAGAGGAATACCATATGACACTGCAGTACCACAGGCAATGTAGATAATATCAGCAAGCGCATCAGCTACTTCAACAAGATCATCTTCAGTTTCTGCTTTAGTATACTCATACATTTCTTCGGCAAGAAGCCTCATACGAAGTGTTCGTTCTGCTGAATCAGGAAGCTCTGGCTTTTCGCCAATACGTTGTCCAAAAGCTTGATGAAAATCTTTCACGTCTGTAAACATAGTCATTGTGTAATCCATTCTGGTGGTTGACGGTTTTTCCATTTGTGCATTGTAGCTTTACCTATTTTATAGTAATTACGGTAATTAGTCAAGGGGTCATCACTAATTTTATACTCGTCAGCCATAGCTGAAGGCATAGGAGTCATATCGTAATCTTGCAAGTTTTTAGGAGGAGACTGTAGCATATAACTTAGGTCACCAAAACACTTGTGCTTCTTGCTGTAACGATATGTATACTCTTCGCCGAGAGCAAAGAAATGTTCGACGAGCCAGTTGTAGTTTTCAACAGATTG